TGCCTAGGCCTCGCTTAGAAGACTCGTCGATTTGATAAGTTGATTCTTTCCCGCGGAGTGGTGGGCGTAGCTGAATCCTGATTGGATCGCGAAAGCCCCAATTTGGCCTGCTTTGTTGAGGGCGATGAAACCGACTTGTATATTTTTCCAGTTCTCGAAACGAGAAGTTAATTTAGTATAATCTATATCACAATAATTTTTAACATTATAATCCAGAACTGATAAATCCATTGCTGCAAGCACATCTTCTGGAGTTATATTATCACCTTTATTCTGTCTCACTGCAAATGCTAAAGCCTGTAATGATTCTTTATCTTCAGTTAAAGGTTTAAATGCCATTAGTCATACGCAGGTCTCCAAATAATATTTATTCTTCAAACGTTGTAAGTTTAGTATACTTCTCATATAACTCACCTATCTTAGGTTCAGTACCACGAGACTTCCACATCTGTCTTAGGAAAATTTTAAAATCATCCATTGGTACTACAACAGATAGATTACCGTGAGTATATGGTTCAGTCATCTTGGTAACCAATCGGTATCAAAAGCAGAATCAGCATCACCATAGAATCCTACAGGAACTATATTAAATGCTAAAGATCTCCTATCCCTATCAGAATTATTCATCGCTACCTTATGTTTAAGATAACTTGGAAAGAATAATAATATATTTTCTTGTACTGGTAATGACCAACTTATAGCATTTGTCATATGAATCTGTTTAGGAGGAAGGTGATAAGCCTTTAAATTTTCAATAGGACTATCAAAATCTATACCACCCATATCATCAGTGTACGTATCATAATAATAGACACCACTATAGTAACTATTCTTATGGTTATGGAACTGTGAATCTGTACCAGGTTCTGTCTTGGTTAACCAAGATGTAGATATAATATACTCTCCTTCACCCACACCTAAAAATTCGTCAGCAGCAATCTTAAATTTATTTAAAATAATATCTCTTATTCTTGGATACTTTTCTAAGACTCTATAATTATTTGATGAATCATCTTTAGACACATCAGACTTTTCTGAAATTACATATGAAGTATCATCACGCAATTCAGTAGTATCTTCTTCAACATAGTTCAAGAGGATATTAGATGCAAATAGGGGTAAATACCCCTTCATATTCTGTACCATTTTAATGTGGGTTATACTTTTGAATAAGAGAATAAATTATTGCAACAGATATCAAACCTATGCAAATAAGAGTTAGTAATGCATGCATCACCTATCTCCTACAACACGATTCTCTGACTTATCTATACTGAAACTACCACCAGGATATCTCTTCTCTAATTTTTTAACATTACCTTTGACAACCTCATCAAAGTCAATCTCTAATGCCATACATGCTTGTGCTACGTACCACATAACATCACCCAATTCGATGATAAGATGCTCTCTGTTATCTTCATTCCATGGCTTACCTTGGAATACCATCTTCTTTACTATCTCAGTGAACTCTCCACCTTCTGCACTGATACCAACAGCAGCAGTTAGAAGACGTTCAATGTTAGCACCTTGTCTATCAAGCTCACCCATACGATCAGCAAGTGAAACAAAGTCTTTAGAACTGTCGGATGTGACAGCATCTACGAAATGTTCGTACTTTTTGAAATCAATCATACTTTAGTTCTGCAAAGGATTTTTTACCCTGTACTTTTTTAATGACTTGCTCTTCAGCACCAGAATCAATTAGGTCTTTCTGAGCGTCTTCGACATCATACAGCCTCATCTTAGATCTGTCAATACCTATAACAAATCTCTTGTTCAAAGTAGGGTCATAGTATCTATTCTTTAACTGCTTGACCATTATTTGATTTTGTTCTTCGAGCTCTTCGGTAGAAATAAGAGCAAACATAAGGTCAGCAGTGGCAGGGAGACCAAAAGATTCAGAGGTGTCGGTAAGGTCCACATCGCTAGACCCGTACCCAGAACGGGTAGTTTGCGTAGCAGAAACGATTGGAACTCCTGCTTCGACTGCGAGACCTCTGAGTTCTTCTGCGATTGCTTTGACATAAGTATAAGAATTTACTATAGAACCTTTGTACCTTTGTGAGGCACATATGTTTAGATAATCAATGAATATAATATCTGGTTTAATATTTCTCTTGAGTTCTAACTCATTTAATAATGATTTGAAATGTCCTACGTGAGCAGATGCAGTAGGATACTCTTTAATTATAAGTTTACCTTGTGTCTTCTTAGATAATTTACTAATTTTATTCTCGAACATAATTCGAGGAAGTTCTGCTAATTTTTGTATTGGGACATTAAGTAAATTAGCATCAATCCTCTCCGCAATCTTCTCCTCTGCCATTTCGAGAGTGATGTATAAGACGTTCTTACCTTGGAGTAAGACTGAGCTTGCCACATGACACATGAATAAAGATTTTCCAACCCCTGTGCCAGCAAGAGCAATGTTGAGAGTCTTATTCGGTAACCCTCCTTTCGTAATACGGTTAAAAAATTCCAAATCAAATGGAATCTTTTCTTCTTTCTTGTGGTAGAAGTCAAATCTTTCTTCATAGTTCTGTAAGTAATCATGTCCTACATGCTGGTCAAACGATACACCTAATGCATCACTCAATATTTGTGGAATAGATCCCTTATCTCTCTTTTCATCCTGACCGTCTGCAATCTTAACTGATTCCATAAGAGAAAGATAGATTGCTCTTTCTTGACACCACTTCTCTGTCGTGTCAACAATCCAATCCAAGTCATGCTCCTCCTTAGATAACCCATTCAACACCTCAATAATATCTTTAAAATGTTCTTCAGTCAGATCTGTACGCTCTTGACATTCTATACCTAATGCATTTAAAGAAGGTAATGAATTGTAGTTAGTAACATACTCATGTATCTCTAAGAATATTATCTTATGAGACTTAACTTGAAAATAATCCGATTTAAGAAATGGTAATACCTTACGAGTATACTCATCATTATAGATCAGACTACCGAGTATAGTAAGTTCTAAATTCATAGGTAGTGAAGGTAAGTACCAATAATGTATTTTTTATCAGACACAGGTGGAAGTCCAGCATGTCTGTATTGCCACGTTGGTGGGAATATCAATATTCTACCACACTCAGGCTTAATTGCATAGTCTAATCTAGGGAAATTTGTTTCTCCACCTTCAGCAACTGTATTAAGGTAGAGGAAACACACCAAAAATCTACGAGCAGAAGAATAATCCTGAACATCGACATGATCTTTAAACTGGTCGTAGGCATTGTTATCGTATAGTTTTAAACGGTTCTCTTCAAAGGCATACTTTAAAGGAAAGTCATTAAGACAATCCAAATCTTCGATATAAAGATTGACAGCATCAGTAAAGATGGATGTCAATTGCATCTGTATACCCATCCACTGAGGGTCTTTAGCAATATACCTCTGTGATATATTTAACTCATGGAATGATGGTCTTTGTTCTCTGTCAAGGTACTGTCCTTTAGTAATACCATATGATTCAATGATGGCATCACAAAAAGTCTTAGTTGCTAAACCATCATAACACCTAATAAAATCAGTAAGATTAGTTGCCATATTTAAATTCCTTAGATGCACACTCATCAAGGGCTTGCATTATCTCTGGTGTAAAATAAGTTTCTGGATCTGATAGAATCTGTTTGGCATATATTTTCTTTCCATTAAACTCATATCTTCCAGCAACATTCTTCCATAGTCCATACTTCTCACCCAGTTCTAATAAACCGTAGTGCTTATCCAGACCTTTATCGTAGTACAACCTTACCTCCACCTGATTATTCTCTTTAGTTAATCTAGCTTTAGCTGTTTTGCATTTAATAATATTTCCCACAACCTCTTTACCATCCTTCTCTTTCTTTTTAGATAGATATATGATTGTGCTTGCTGCGTATTTGAGTCCACTGCCACCTCCCATCTCCTTTGTGGGGATATAAGATCCTACTACATCATATGTATGATTGGTAACCAACATTGGGACGTTTGCTTTACCTAATTTAAGAGTTAGAACTCTAAAGATAGACTTGACAACTTGTGCTCTAGTCATGTCACGTGTATCTTTACCTGCTTCACTGTCCTCAACCTCTTTACTGGTTGATAACATACCAAGA